TTAGTGGTGTCACATTGACATCTGGATCTGTTTGTTTGGTATTATGATTGGTTACGGCAATAGTATGTTTTTAGCAACACATGGCATCTTAGCCAGATCAGCATCAGGTGGAGGAGTAGACCCCGACGCACAAGCATTCATCACAGCGGCTTCAATAACAGACCCTACTCAACAAAGTGCTATTAATCAATTAGTACTTGATTTAAAAGGTTATTCAATTTGGACTAAGTTCAAAGCAATCTATCCAATAGTAGGAGGTTCTGCGAGTAGCCATAAATTCAATCTTAAAGACCCAAGAGATTTAGATGCTGCGTTTAGATTGACATTTTCAACTGGTTGGACACATTCAGCTAACGGAATGTTACCCACAAATGCTTGGGCAAATACATTTTTAAATGGGGCTGTAAGTTTAAGTCAAAATTCTGAGCATTTGAGTTATTATTCAAGAACTAATAGTAATGGAACTGAAGTTGAAATAGGTCATTTATTATCAGGAGTATATTCATTACTTGAAATAAGAACTGCAGGAACAAGTTATTTTACTATTAATGCAGGTGGTTTTGCTACTTATTCAGACGCTAATTCACAAGGTTTATATGTTGCAAATAGAACAGCGTCAAATGTTTTAAATGGCTGGAAAAATGGCACAAAAGTAGTAACAAGCTCAACGGCTTCAAGTGGCACTATTAATAATAATATTTACATAGGGACTTACAATCAATCAGGCGCACCAGACACAGGAACTTATACAACAAAACAATGCGCCTTTGCTTCAATAGGTGACGGATTAACAGATACGGATGCAGCTAATTTTTACACAGCTGTTCAAGCATATCAAACAACTTTAGGACGCTCAATGGGAACACAAACAGTTAGCGACGCTGATGCACAAGCTTTTGTTACTGCAGCTGCAATAGATGACCAAGTTCAAGCAACAGCAATAAACAACTTAGTAATAGGATTAAAGGCTGATAGTTTATGGACTAAGATGAATGCTATCTATCCAATAGTTGGTGGATCTGCGAGTAGTCACGCAGTCAACCTTAAGACTCCTGGAACTTACAATTTGACATTTGCTACGGGGTGGACTCATAGTTCTACGGGGATGACTCCAAATGGTACAACGTATGCCAATACTGGAATAAATGTTAATAGTGTTATGACATTGAATAGTATGGCATTTGGTATATATTCAAGAACAAATAGTATAGGTAGTGCAACTGGTCATGGTGCAGGTGCAGCTAATCAAGATTCTTGTTTTATTGTTGAGAGATGGACTGATAATGTTTCTTATGCTCAGGTTAATACAACAACTAATACATCACTTGCAGTTACAGATTCAAGTGGTTTTTATCAAGTAAGTAGAACAGCATCAAATGCTGTGAGATTAGTTAGAAATACAACCCACGCAACATCAACTGCTGCATCAACTGCAAAGCCAGATTTAAATTTTCTATTTGGTGCAAGGTCAACAGATTTAAGTAATAATACTTTCCAGAATGGTAGCAGACAATTAGCATTCGGATATTTATCAGATGGTTTGACTCAAACTGAATGTGATAATTTTTACACCCGTGTAAACACATACCAAACAGCATTAAATAGAAACGTATAAAATAATTTAAAATGGAAGGACGAATAGTAACAAACCAACAAGCTCAAGATTTACAAGGTGTATTCTTTGACGCAGATACATTCTTTAATTTTGTTCAAGATATTAACGATGTATATTTTTTATTCTTAAGTGAATCAGATGAGGCAGACATCGCAAACACGGAGTATGCATATTTATTAGATATTCCATTAAGCCCATTTGAGCCTAAACCAACACCATTCCCACCAATAGAAAATTAAACCATAACTAATGGCAGAAAAAACAGCGGTATTCTCACTCAAGGTTGATACTGGTAAATCTGTTCAAGATATTCAAGCCTTTGATAAGGCTGTTGAGGATTTGAACAAAGATTTAAAAGATACATCCAAAACAGCAACAGATGCCTCCACAAAAGGAATGGAGACATTTGATCAGAAGCTTGCTGAGTTGAATCAAACTCTTGAGAATGGTGGTCTCTCAATGCGCGAGATGACTAAGCTCATGAAGGAATATCAGAACTTGGCAGCCAGAGCTGGAGCAGAGAGTCCGGTTGGAAAGCAAGCCATTTCAAATGCTGCAAATCTTAAAGATGAGATTGGTGATCTCAAGGCTCAGACAATGGCATTGTCATCTGACTTTGTTGGATTAGATACTACATTGAAAGGAGTTGAGACTGGTGCCGCTGCATTTCAAGGTATTCAATCTGCAGCTGCATTGGCTGGTGTTGAGAATGAGGCTCTTGTTCAAACAATGGTTAAATTGCAAGCTGTCCAGGGACTTGTCAACTCAGTTTCAATCATAGCAAATAATCTTAACAAGGAGTCAATCCTTGGATTGCAAGTTAGGAATGGACTTGAGGCCGCAAAGAATTTCATATTAACTGGTAGCATTGCACCAGCCACAGCTAATGTCGCAGCAACACAAGCACAAACAGCAGCTAATGCTGGATTAACAACATCCACATTAGGAGCAATGAGTGCATTGCAATTGTTTAGATTGGCATTGGTTGCAACTGGAATCGGTGCCATTGTTGTTGGTATTGGTTTATTGATAACCAACTTTGACAAGGTATCTGCAGCGGTTACAAATGCTTATAGAAAATTTGAACAACTTGGACCAGCTGTTAAGATTCTTATTGGTGTAATGTTTCCATTGATAGGAGTCATCTATGGTGTGGTTAAAGCTCTTGAATTTTTTGGAGTCATTGATGATGCTCAGACAGCCAAGATGAAAGCTAATGCCAAAGCCAAAACAGATTCCACAGAAAAAGAGATGAACAAAAAGATTGCAGCTGAGAAAAAGAAAGCTCAAGCTGTGGATGATAATCTATCCTTTGAAATCAGAAAGGCTCAAGCAGCTGGAAAGAATACAGAGGAGATGGAGGAAAAGAAACTCAAGGCAGCATTGAAATCTGGTAGAGCAATTCTTGAAATGCAGAAACAAAAGATCAGAGCTTATGAGGAAGAGATTGCATTGCTTAAAAGAACTGGAGATGCAGATAGTGATCGAGCTAAGAAATTAGAAAAGTCATTAAAGGATACAAAACAAAAATCTTATGAGCAATACAAAGAAAACAAAAAGAATGCTCAAGACTTAACCATCCTTGAAATTGAAGAAAACAAAAAAAGAGATGATGCAAATAAAGCAGCTTATGAGAAACGCAAAGAAAGAATCAAAAAACAAAAAGAGGATGAGCTCAATAGATTGAAGGCTATTGCAGAAGCTGAGAAGGCAGCTAATGATAAAAGAATAAAAGAAGAGGATGATAGATTTGCTCTTTCAATGGAGCTGATGAAAGCTGGATTTGAGAAAGAATTGCAAGAGCTCGTAATCCAATCAGACAAAAGAATGGAGCAAGCTCATGGAGATAAAGAGCTTGAGGCTCAAGTTGAAATGCAGTTTCAGATTGACAAAGCTGATTTGATAAAAAAATATTCTGATATTGAGCTTGCAAAATTAGCGGAGACAGAAGCTAAAAAGAGAGAGATTAGAGAAAAATATACAAGGCTTTTCAATTCAGATAAGGACAATGAATTAATGGATCTGAGAGCTACTTATGAAAGTGAGAAAGATATTGCATTGAATGCTTTGAAAGCTGGTCTGATTGATGAGGAAACTTATCTTGATAGAGAGAATCAACTGACTGAAAAATATAAAAAGAAAAAAGCTGAGATTGATAAGAAGTATGCTGATATTGAGAAAGAGAATGCAATCAAATCAAGAGAGGAGCAACTTAAGGGAGTGACTCAAGCAATTGAGGGAGCTCAAGAGGCATTGAATCAATTGAAGGATTTGAATGCTTTGATGAATGAAATTGATCAAGCCAGGTTGAATAAGATTGCAGAGAATCGAGATGCTGATCTTGCAAACTTGGATGCTAAGTTACAAGCTGAATTGAATCAAGAAGGATTAACGGCTGATCAGAAAAAACAGATTGAGGAAAAATTTGCTAAGCAAAAATATGATGTCCAACTCAAAGCCTATGAGGAGGAAGAGAAAATCAAGAAAGCTCAATTCAACAGAGACAAAGCATTGAAGCTTGCACAGATTGCTATCGACACAGCCAGTGCAATTGTTAAGGGGATTGCTCAGTTTGGTCCACCACCATCTCCAGCTGGTATTGCTGCCATTGCAAGTGCTGGTCTTATTGGATTGACTCAAGCCTTGGCTGTTATGAATCAAAAATATCAGTCAGGAACTGCACCAACTCCACCACAATTATCAACTGGAGGAGGAGGAGGTCAAGCTGGTGCCGGTGCAAGTTCATTCACAGCCAACACAAATGCACAGCAAACAGATCTGACAACATTAGGACAAGGTCAAGGAGGTAATGTTCCAGTCAGTCAAGTTGTGGTCCTTGAGTCTGATATAACTGGCACTCAAAATAAGGTTGAGGTGCAAGAGGCTAAGAGTACATTTTAATCCAATTAGATCTGGATTGATTCCAGAAACCATCACCAGTTGAGAAACATCCCTGGAGTGCAATGAATTCCTTTGCTTTGTCAATGGATGGCACAGATACCTTGCAATTAAATCCTTCCTTTGATGGAACTTTGTACACATTACAATAGATTGATTTGATGAAATGGTTGTCATTCTGCCAATTGATATTGTCAAATAGATCAATCAGCTTTTTGCTGTTCATAATAACTGGAGTATGTGTCTCATAATTGTATGCTGTAAAGCTGTTATGTTTCAAGAATTCCAAAGTATTCTGTTGAGCCATTTGAGTATGTGGAGGATGTTCTGGATTGACAATGATTGATCCCATGTTAATGGCAACATGTGGCTGCCATATCTTTGTAATGAAAAAATCTTTGTTCATATAGATGAAATCACCTCCAATGTTCCTGGCAAAATTCAGAATCCTATTTGTCACATCACATCCTCTGATATTATTGTGTTGAGTGCATGGCAGATTATTAACTCCAGCAACAGATTTGCCAATGGTCCATATCTCTGCATCTGGATATATTAATCTCAACCATCTTATTGATTGGTTGATTTCAAAGTCAGACTCAGACTTGCTGTGGTACGGATAAACAAAAACCATTTCGAACAAATTTACATAATATTTATGATTAGAGAATTACCTCTTTATGATATTGTGATTGATCTTGAAGATCCAGAAACAACAGTATCATTCAATTCATTGGTAGCCAATCCAGCACATGAGAAATCATTTGAGACATTCAGCAAAAAAATTGCTTATCAATTCAATGATGAGGAGCAAGTCATCACTGGAGTCGCTATATCTGCAGATACTCCCATATATCGAAGAGATCCTCAGACTAATGAAGAGTATTATGTGAACTTTTCAAAGCAAGCAATCAAGGATATTGTATTTGACTATGCTCGCAGAGATAATTTCAACAATGTAAATCTTGAGCATGATAGCAAGAGAGTGGTTGATGGGATCTATATGATCATGAGTTACATCATTGATGAGGCAAAAGGATTCACAGCTCCAGAAAGATTCAACAAAGAGAATGATGGATCATGGATTGTGAGTTACAAAGTAACCAACAAGGATGTATATGAGGCAGCCAAGGCTGGAATGTTTACTGGCTTCTCAATTGAGGGAGTATTCCAATTGCTTGAGACTGGCAAAGGATGGGAGCATGAATTCGCTTACATTTATCAAGAGCTGAAATCAGTACAGGAATACATAAGATTTTACAATGACTATCCAGAAGCTGTGAGCAACAATGCCAAGAAAGGAATTGAGCTCAACCAAAAGTATGGTAATAAATGTGCAACCAGAGTTGGTCGCTTGAGAGCAACGACTTTGGCAAACAAGCAAACCGTATCTGTAGCTATCATCAAAAGAATGTATTCATATCTGTCAAGAGCAGAGGAGTATTATAATCCAGATGACAATTCAGCATGTGGAACAATCTCATATTTATTATGGGGTGGACTTGCTGGAAAGAGATGGGCAGAGGCTAAGCTCAAAGAGTTAGGTATTTTCGAACAATAAATTATAATAAACATGAACAAAGAATTACAAACTATTAAGGAATTGATTGCTGAAATGAAAGCACAATTCTCAAAAAGCGTTGAAAGATTTGAACAAGCAACTTTGGCTGATGGCACAACTGTGATAGAGTATGAAGCTCTTGAGGTTGGCATGCCAGTATTTGTTGTTGCTGATGGCGAAATGATTCCAGCTCCAGAAGGAACTCATGCGTTATCTGGTGAGCTTGCCGGTGTATCAATTGTTGTTGATGCAGAAGGTATCATCACAGAGATAATTGATGAAAGAGAAAATGAAGGAGATGGAGAGGTTGCTGTTGAGGAAACAAGTGCTGAGTCAATGAGTGCAGAGCAAGTTGAATCAATAGTAAATGCAAAACTTGAGGCATTCTCAAAAGCTGTCGAAGGCTTAGCAGAAATGACTAAGGCTATTGCAGAAAATAACGCAACATTGGTTAATGAGTTGAGTTCATTGAAAAGTGAATTCGAGGCTTTCAAAGCTCAACCATCTGTGGAAACCAAAGAAGCTGAGAAATTCAGCAAAGTTGGCAACTTGACAGCCAGACAAATGTTTTTGAAACGTAATAAAATCTAATAAAAATGTCATTAAAAAAGTACCTTAAAGGCAAATTTGACTGGGATGTTTCTGGTCTTGCCGCTTATGTTGATGAGCAAAGAGAGGACTTAATTGTTAAGTCAGTTACTGAAGCTCGCACATTACAATATGTAACAATTCAGCAAGGGATCAAAGGATCTCAAGAATTGAAATTAATGGATGATTCAATTGTTTACCAGGATGGTGATTGTACAATGACTCCAGATGGAGACACTGTATTCACTGATCGTGCAATCGCAGTTGAGACTCTTGGATATATGAAATCTTTCTGTCAAAAAGACCTTGATGGTTTTTGGACTCAGTTAGGATTGCGTCCAGGTGCATCTGCAGAAGATAAGACTCTTCCATTTGAGCAACAAATCATCAGCTATTTATTGCAGTTACATTCATTTGAATTGGACAAATTAATCTGGAAAGGAAACAAAGTTTCTGGATCTGGTAACTTGGCTAAGATGAATGGATTCCGTCAATTCTTAACGACTGCAAATGGTTGTGTTCAATTGAATACATCATCAACTGCATCAATCTCAGCATCTAATGCTTTTGATGTATTCTATGAGTGTTTCATTAACACACCAGCAAATGTTGCTGAGGCTTCTGATTTCATTTGTTTCACTGGACGTGAGAATTTTAATTTCATTACTAAAAACTTAGTTGATGATAATTTATTCCACTACAATCCTGCTGCTCTTGGTGACTTGAATGAGCTTGTTTTACCAGGAACAAACATGAGAATTGTTAAAGTTAATGGATTGAATGGTCTTGATAACATATACACTGGTAGAGCTTCTCACTTTGTATTTGGTACTGACTTATCATCTGACTTTGAAAACTTTGATTTGTGGTATTCTCAAGATGATGATGTAATCTATTTACGTTCTAAGTTCAGAGCTGGTGTTCAAGTACCTTTCTTGGATCAGATCGGAGTGTGGAATGGAACTGGATCTCCAAACTAATAAATAATAACGGGAGGGGGTGACTCCTCCCTATTTAATAACATTAAAAAAACTAAGAACAATGGCTTGTAATATGACAACCGGATACAATGACAGAACATGTACCAATGGAAAAGGTGGTATCAAATCTGTTATGTTGTTTCCTTTGGGAAATGTTTCTGCATCCACAATTGTTGATAACGAGATCACTGCTCTGACTGTTACTGGTGAAGTATTCTTATATAAGTTAAAATCAAACTTATCAAGTTACACTGCACCAATCCGAGTGAATAAAGGAAATGGAACTCTTTGGTATGAACAAACCTTGACAATGATCTTGGCTTCGGATACAAAAGAATTACGTTCTGAAATTCATTTGTTAGGTCAGAACGAAGTGGTTGCAATTGTTGAGAAAGCTGATGGAACTACTGTTGCTCTTGGATTCGGTGAAGGTCTTCAAATTGCTGAGGCTTCCGCTTATGGATCTGGAGTATTGAAATCTGACAGATTAGGTCATGATATCATCATGGGTGGATTAGAAAATGATCCAGTTCCAGATGTTGATTCAGCTGTATATGCCTCTTTATTGGCACAGCAATCTCCATCAATTTAAGAATTGAATAAACTCTTATCATAAGGGAGGGCTGTGTCCCTCCTTTTTTTGTATATTTGAATCATGGAAATACTAAAAAAATACATAGGCTCAATGCAATGGTCACCATTACTAAGTAAATGGATAGCTATTGAGAGAGGCAAAGAGGATTTTTATGCTAAGATTGGACTCTTGCACATATTTGAAAAACGTAAACCTAAACTAATTAAAGATGCTAAGATTAGAGAAGAGCTCAACCTCAACAATGATAGTGACAGTGACAGAACTGACAACAGTGAGTCCAGTTCATTACCTATTTGAGTTTGAGCATGAACAATCTTTCTTAAAATATTATTGCATTCTACCAAATCTCAGCAATGCCATCACCAGATATGATGAATTTGAACTGACTGATGGTGTGGATGTAACCTTTGATTATGATGGATATTACACGTATAGAATATATCAGCAAACATCAGCTGTCAATTTAGATCCAGATTTATCAGATGGATTGGTTGAGGAGGGCAGAGCTCATGTTTATGTGCAAGATTCACCATCAACAGAATTCTCAACAAATATAACATTTAACATTTATGAATAAGAAACTTGAATCAATGTCATTCAGAAAGGATTTTGTCCTTCCAATTGAGGAGCAAGATAGAATGCTTGGCTTTATTAAATGGGGAAAAAAGAATGACTATCCATATTTTTTAGTTGATCTTTACAATGGATCAGCTTGGCACCAAGGTATCATAAAGAACAAAACGCATTACATTGCTGGTGGAGGTCTTGAGGTTGTATCTGGAGAGCTTGCAAGATTCATTGCCAATCCTTATTCTGATTTCAATATGAATGAGATTGTTGAGCAATTGGCATTTGATTATGAGTTGTTTGGTGCATTCGCGGTCAAAGGTACTTGGAATAGAGAAGGGACCAGGGTTGCTGTATGGGAATACCTACCAATCGACATGATCAGAATATCCTCTGATGAAAGAATGTATTATCTTTCTGATGATTGGACAGTGCAACAGCAATCAGCTGAGAAAACCAATCTCAGAGTATTGCCAGCTCTTGATGAGCAAAACAAAGTTGGATCATTTGTATTGTATTATAAAGATCCAGCAAAGAAAGGTCGCAAAGAACATGGAGTATATCCAAAGCCACCATATCAGGGAGGTATCACATCAATTCAGACTGATTGTGATATCAGTAAATTCCACATGTATGAACTACAGAATGGATTCAAGTCCGGTACAATGATCACATTTATGGATGGCTTTCCAGAAACTCAAGAGGAGGCAGAGTCATTCAAGAATCAAATCAAGAATCCAGCATCTGCAATTGAGAATTCTGGAGATATTATCATCACATTTGCACCATCTGCAGATCAAGCTCCAAAGGTTGACAACTTAACTGGTAATGATCTTGATAAGAGATATGATATGCTTGAGGATAGTGTGCAACAGAACATTCTTGTTGCTCATTCTGTGGTTGCTCCATCATTATTTGGTGTTGCTCCAGAGGGATCATTCAATGCAGCTGAGAGTGCAGAGCTATTTGAGATCTTTAAAAAGACTTATGTTGAGACAAGACAAAAAAGAATTGAGTGGATATTGAATTACATGGTTAAATTATCTGGAGAGACTGGTGTTATTAAGCTTAAAGATGTGACTCCAATAGGAACAACTCAAGAGCCAACAGTTGCAGCTCCAGTTGGTGATATTCCAGCAAATGAAACTCAAGTTGATGTGGCAAAATCAGCATTGAATGGAGCTCAGATTGCATCACTTATTGATGTAGTTGCTAAGATTAAAGAAGGACTGTTGACATCTGAGAGTGCATTGAGCATTGTATTGGCATCATTTCCAACCATTGATGAGGCACAAGCCAGAAGGATTGTTGGATTGCAACCAGGAGCTCAGCAAATGTCATCATGCAAGTTCGATCATCAAGATGATGAGATTGGATACTTTGCTGAATACGGTGAATCAGCTGATGATTATAAAGTATATGCAACATTTCCAATTGAATGGGATACTCCATCCGCTGATGTATTCTCAAAGCAAGAGGAACTATTTGCAACCATTGCTGAGATATCAGCTGAGCTGAATGACTTTGATAAAAATGTATTGAAGTTGATTGGTGATGGTGAAGATTCTAATGGTATTGCCAAAGCATTAAACACAAATATCGAAGAGATTGCCAAGTCAATGGCAAGATTAATGAAGTGGGATATCCTGGTGAAAGGAGAGGTAACTGATTTGGGAAAGCAATTAGTTAGTGAGGAGCAGATTCCAATTGAAAGATTTGAAGTACGTTATGGATATCGGACCAGATTAGATGTGCCTCCAGCAAAGAGTGGATCAAGACAATTCTGTGAGAGACTTATGTCATTGAATAGACTATATTCAAGAGATGAAATCAACACAATATCATCAAGAGTTGACAGAGATGTTTGGAGATACAGAGGTGGATGGTATACAAATCCAGATACTGGTGCCTCAACACCATGGTGTAGACATGAATGGATTCAGCAATTAGTTGTAAAAAGATAAACTATGAACTATTTATTATCGGTTGAAAATTTAAAAAAGCTTGGTATCATTCACAATAATACAGATACTAAGCTCTTGGCTGTGGCCATAAAGAGATCTCAAGACATGCATATTCAGCCAGCTCTTGGGACTCCATTATTCAGAGCATTGCTTGATAGAGTTGAGACAAACACATGGACTCAAGATTACTTGGATCTTATGAATGATTATGTTGTACCTTGTTTGGTTGCATTCGTTGATTACAGAGCAGCTCTTTTGTTGACTGATAAGCTAACAAATAAAGGTGCTGGAAGAGTGCAAGATGATAATCAAACAACTCTTGAATTGAATCAAGTTGCTGAGCTCAGAGATCAGTTGAGAAAGGATGCATATTTTTACAAAGAGAGATTGATTGGATATCTTAAAGATGATCAAGCAACAAAATATCCAGAGTATTGTGATATGTGCTCAGATCATTGCAATGAATATGTCAAGAAAGATGATACTGGATATAAACCATTGAACTGGATACAATGAAATTTTCTAAGAAACAGATTGATAAATTAAAAGCATATCTCAATAAGGATGGAAAAAACATTAAACCAGCTGATGAAAGAGCTGGAAATAATAGCAACAGAGCACAGACAGATAAACGAATTCTTTCAAGGTGATTTCATTGATGCTGTCTCAAGAGATGCGGCTCAATATCCTTTGATGGTTGTAACTTTGCAACCAGGAACAATGACTGCTCAATCTGTGAACATAAACATGATCATCTCAATCTGTGATAAATACAATCTTCAGGAATATAGACAGATCAATGAGATACATTCTGATTGCTTGAGCATATGCAATGACATTAGAGTTACATTCCAACAATGGAGATTTGAGGAATTTATGGATATTGTCGGAGATATTCAGACTCAGCCATTCATTAATCGAGGACCAGATGTCACAGCTGGATGGACAATGGCAGCAACAGTTGCAATCTATGATTATAATGACTGGTGTTCGATTCCCTATGATGATTATGACTTTGAGAATGGTAATCCTCCAGCAAGCAATTGCGGTGATCTGACAACTGATTATGAACTTTATGTCAATGGTCAACTTGAGGATACATTTACACAAAGCACAACAACAAATAATACTATTAATATCAATTTATAATGGCAACAACAACCATCAATGTAACGACAACAGAGAATCCAACCATGAACTATGGACTCTTTGCTCAGACTGCAAATAGCACAACGATAACAGCAACCACAACAGAAGGAACTTTGATTGATGGTGGAGTGGGATCTTTGGTTGTTCCGGCAAATGGATTTGAGGTTGGTGATTCATTCAGAGTTGAGATGGGTGGAATAATCTCTGCACATAACAATGATACAATCAGAATCAGATTAAAGTCTGGATCTGTGAGTCTTGGAGATTCAGGAACTTTGACTCTTCCAGGAATGACAAATCAAGTTTGGGCCTTAACAGTTACATTCACAATCAGAGCTATTGGAGCAGCTGGTGTTGCATCTGTTGTGACTCTTGCACAATTCCATATATTAAAGAAACAAGCTGGAGGAAGTCAAGAGGGATTCGCATGGAATACAATCAACAACACAACTTTTGACACAACAGCCAGCAATACATTGAATATTACTGCTCAATTTAGTTCAAACAATGCAGCCAATTCAATTTACTCAGATATCTTTGTTTTGAATAAAACATATTAGCATATTAAGTATGGAGAAAATATTCAAACTTGATTTCAAAACATTCCTAAGAAGTCCATTTACTTATTTATTCTTTGTCTTATTTGCCATAGTTATAATGATCGGTAGATATCTAATCACATCCAAAGACAATGAAATCAAAACACAACAAAAAAAAATTGATGATTGTGATGAGGAAAGAAAGGCAGATAAAAAACTGATGCAGGATATATTGTTTCAAAAAGAACTAAATAAGAAACTCGATGGAGAATAAAGTATTATTGATTGCCACAATTGCAAGCTCATTATTTGCAATATTTGCACCAATGCCAACTCATGAATACAGGGCACCAAAGAAAGATGAAACCACAATCAAAGCTGAAAAATATCTGCATGATCTTGAGAAAGAAAATGAGATCAAGGTTGAGAAGCTTAAGCATGATGTGGATAGTCTATTGACAATCAAAAGAAAAATTAAGTATATTTACATCCAAAGAGATTCAATATGAGCTATGCATGGCTAAAAAAAGAAACAGCTCCAAAGATATTGGTTGAGGCTGTTAAACACATTGGCACAAAGGAGATAGTTGGCAGTCAACACAATCCAACCATTCTATCCTGGGCAAAAGCTCTTGGACTTGAGAAGGTTTACACAAATGATGAGATTCCCTGGTGTGGTCTTTTTGTAGCTTATTGTGCTCATGCTGCTGGATTGCAAGTTGTCAAGCATCCATTGTGGGCATTGAACTGGAATAAGTATGGTAATGTGGCAAAGGTGCCAATGCTTGGGGATGTGTTGACATTCACCAGGAATGGAGGAGGTCACGTCGGAATCTATGTTGGTGAAGATGCAACGCATTATCATGTACTTGGTGGCAATCAGAATAACTCAGTCAGTGTATCTCGCATTGCAAAGGATAGATTGAGTCAAGCAAGAAGGACAGCATGGAAAGTTGCACAGCCAGCATCTGTGAGAGTGGTGCATCTTGAAGCCAAAGGAGTAATAACAACAAATGAAGCATAATGAAAAAGCCAGGGAGACCAAAAAAGAATTTAAACATAAACATTGACACAAAGAATGTTGACATCAAGATCACCAGAAAGGATGGAGTGACTGATGTTAAGGTTGATACTCCAAAGGTTGATGTTGAATTGCACAAAGATAAGGACAACAAGAGTGTTAAAGTTGATTCTGCTCCAGTTGATGTTGAGATCAATAATGGAGATGTCAAGGTTGATGTCAATGAGCAGTCTGGATTGATTGGAAAAGTTGTTAAATTCTTATTGAGAAGAAAATAAAACACTATATTTGTAGTGCATATCTGTTTTTTGGTTAATAACAGAGAGGGAGTGGTGAAAATCATTCCCTTTTTTTATTATATTTGCATCCTGTACCTATCATTTTTTATAAATGATAATAAGCCCCTATCTGAGTCGTAGGGGTTTTTTTATTCCTTAATTTGTTAAAAAATGTTAAAATAGTTTCATAAGTGAAAAAAGTTCTTAACTTTGATTCACAATAATTAACAAAACAGATATGAAAACAAAATTAATTACCATTATTGAGCCATTCCTTCCAGCGAATGATGAACACAAATCATTTTTGAGTGCAGTTTTAAGCCTTCTGACAATCGTTTGTATTGTTTGTGGTGGATTGTTTACCTTGTTAAGTTTAATGAGATGAGAGAGGAGATAATTACAAGACTTGAAAAGATTGAGAATGTCAATGCCATTATCAATGGATTCACTTACAGAATCAAAATGTATCAATCTCTGATTCCAGACTTGAAAAGAGCTGGTCTGTATGGACTTGCTGATAAGTTTGATAATAGGATTGACACATGTGCAAGAGCAATAAGTCGTTTAACCATTTATAAAAACAAGATATGACAACAGCTTATTATGAATACTGGTGGCAGAAAGCTGGCAGATTCAATTCTAATTTATATGATAACTATTTAAGAGCAAAAAGAGATGCAGAATTTCAGAGTAACCTACAAAGTAAAGGATGTCAAGTGGATCATCCAACAGAGAATCATTCAAGCCAACAGTCCAGAGGATGCAATCAAGAAGATGGACATGTGGCCTCCGTTAATTTTAAAAGTTGAGAAGATATGAAAATACAAGAAGAACATTTTGACCAAAGAACTGGAGTTCATTATTTTGAACAAACATTCACAACTCAGACAGTCAAGCAATTATCATTTGAAGATTATGATAATCTTAAAAATTTTATTGATGTTGTTGTTGAACACATGAGTAATGGTAGACATATAAGTTTATTTTTTAACGATTTAACTGATTTAAAATGAAAATAGAAATAAACCAGGACAATGCTATGAATTTAAAATCAATAGAATTCATGCGATATATTGAGCATAAAAAGCCAACAAAGAGAATTCCAATACTGATGCAAATTGAGCATCCAGTGACTAAGCAAATTATAACCAAAGAAGTTTTAACAAAGGATATTGAGACATATCTTAAAAACTACAATGGTTTAAATTCAAACGGATCTAAGTGGACAATGGTCCCATTAAAAAGATTCAGAGTATGGATTGAGGATTCAGTTGAGACAGAAGGTGGCTTCTGGTGGCATTGCTTTAAAGATGCAAGAGGCTATCTCAGACAAGAAGGATATCACTATGAAAATCCAAAAGAGCTTGATACATTACAACAATACATTATTTGGGGATATAAAGTTGAGGAGTTATGAATCAAATGAAACTTTATAGATGCATCAGATTGCTTCAATTACTGAAATTAAAGCCAAGACCTATGCCAATAATTAAAAGATATTTGAACGTATCTGAAAGAACAGTTTACAGATATTTTAATTTGTTCAAGCAATTAGGATATCAAGTCAACAAAGATAAATTTAACAAATATTATTTAACAAAATGAAAGACTTATCATGGATAGATGAAGCCTGGGAGGCAAGCAGAGAGGCTGACAATGATGATTTATTAATAACAATTGAACAATACTATGAGTATAGAAAAAGTAAAAGAACTGATTCAGAGAGACAATCTGGACAGCAAGGATCGGCACCGGGATCTAATCTATAAGAGAAGCTATCTGTATTCAATTCTCAGAGAGGAAGGCTGGCATCTGTCAAAGATTGGAAGATTATTCAACAGAAACCATGCAACAGTGATCAATGCTTTGAATCTGCATGACAACTATTTTGGCAAGGATAAGATCTATGACAGAATGATTAAGGAGTATCTGACAATTTTTGGCAAGGAAATAACTGACATTGATTACGATAAACCTACTATTTATCAGGACATTATGGATTGCCATAACACAACAGCTCTGGCCATAATTAAGCAACGAATTAAGGATGGGTATTATGATCAAGTGTAAAGATGTAAACTTTCAAAGAGGTTTAAAAACATGAAACTTTACGGTTTAACTTATTGAAAATTAACACTTTGAAGAGTTGTAGACTTTTTTTGCCCCTATACGCTCTATGAACAAACATAAAAAACAAAATATTTTTTTAGTCAAAAAAAACTTTACAAGTCTGCAAATGGTAGTTAAACAATTTAATATCAATAAGTTACATCCGAAACTTTCCGTAAAGTTTCATTTTTTAAAACTTTACAAGTTTACTATTCAAAAATTATTTATATTTGTCAAGGGGTTTGCGGTTAGCTGCCCAGTAAAAGGTTTCTTGCGTCCTTTCCCCCTATTTTTTAAAACGCAAGATTAAAACGCGAAATATGAAACTAACTAATCATGCTCATGACTTATTAATGGAAGGATTTAATCCTTTGCCATTAAAAGAAAATAAGGCTCCAATGCTGGAGAAAGGACATAACTATCTATATGAATCCATAAAGGAGGAGGATGTTGATAGGTTATTCAATAATGCTCAAAAGATTGGCATTGCTTGTGGTAAAGTATCCAATGGATTCTATTGCCTTGATTTTGATAAACATAATGGAGAGCCAATCAAAGATATCTATGAGAGTTTCATTGCTCTTCCATATATCTTTGGATTAATAATGGAAGGTAAACTATCCATTTATTCAACAGCCGGAGGAGGTTATCACATTTATTTTATTTACAGAGATGATGTATTATCTGGAGAGGTTTTTTCATATTGGGAGACCAAGTCAGTGATGATTGAGATTAGAGGGAATGGTCAATATGCAGCTTGCTGGCCGAGTCAAGGATATCAACATATCAATGGTTGTGAATATATGAAGTTGCAACCATTGGAATCTTATGAGGAATTTATTGGAATAAAAGATCTATCACATTCATTCAATAAGTATAAAGAGATTGTCTCAAGGACCAGAACAATTGACTCTAATAAGAAATGGTCTGAGAGTTGGAAGGATACAACTCCAGATGGAAAGTATAATATTGAGAATCAACAAGAGGCAAAAGAATTATTGACAAAATCTGGATGGCAGTATTGCGAGAATAGAGGAGATGTTGAGTATTGGACCAGACCAAACAAAGATATAAAGGATGGATTCTCTGCTACATTTGGACACTTTCCTGGAATGTTCTATATCTTTTCAGAGGATCTTAATTGTAAGCCATTCAATGCTAAGCAAGCCTATTCACCATTTAACATTCTGACTGAACTCAAATATGATGGAGATTGGAAGAGAGCAAAGGATGAACTCAGAAAGAGATTCAACATGGTTGACAATGAGGAATTCTGGAGCAAGAATGAGAAAGGGAACTACTCACTTAACAACAAGAGATTTAAGGATTTTTTAGAGTCAAATGATTTTTTTAAGAACTCCCCAAATGAGGGGAGCACATTCGACTTTATTCAAAAGCAAGGCATCTTCATGAAGATTGTCTATGAGAAAGATATCAAGGATTTTGTTATTGAATGGATTGAGCAGAATCAGTGTGATGAAGGAGTATTTAACTTAATGACTGGCAATCTGAAATTCTTTAAAAGAGATTATTTGAGTTTATTAAAATCAAAATCAATTGAGGTATTAAAGGATAGTAAGGATGAATGCTATCTATTTTATCGGAATTGTATTGTAAAAATAACAAAGGATAACAAAGAAATACTAAGTTATTCAGATGTCAATGTGGGGATCTGGAGAGATCAAGTCATCAATAGAGATTACTATCCAACAGATCACCATCAGGCAGAATACAGAAGATTTATTTGGAAGATTGCTGGAGAGAACAGAGATAAATATAAAGCATTTCAGACTGTGATTGGATATCTATTGCATTCATTTAAAACTAATAGCAATAACAAGGCAATAATATTCAATGATGAAATCATATCTGAGAATCCAAATGGAAGATCTGGAAAGGGAATCTTTTGGAATGCATTGAAACAACTTAGAAAAGTACAGTCATTAGATGGCAAAACATTTGATTTTAACAAGTCATTCCCTTATCAAAGTGTTGCAACCGATTGTCAGGTGCTTGTGTTCGATGATGTTAAGAAGTCATTCAACTTTGAGAATCTATTCAGTGTAATTACAGAAGGAATAAGTATTGAATATAAAGGAAAGGACAGCATAAAGTTGGATGTCACAGAATCACCAAAGATCATAATCACAACCAACTACACCATACAAGGAGATAGTGCCTCATTCAATGCAAGAAAATACGAGGTTGAGATGAGTTCTTATTTCAATGACAACTTTACTCCGATCATGGAGTTTGGTCATGAACTATTTAATGAATGGACTGATGATGAATGGGCCTCATTTGATAATTACATGATGAATTGCATTAGTATTTATCTTGACAATGGATTGATTGATATGCCATTAAAAAATCTTGATTACAGAAAATTATTGGATAAAATAGGCAATGAGATGAACATATTCTTTGGAGGACTTTACAAGAATGAATATTTAAACATCAAGAAAACGTACGATGACTTGCTTGATAGTTTTCCAGAATTAAGAAAAAAGAACATATCTCAGACTTTAATGACTCGTAACTTGAATAAATATTGTCAATTTCATCAACTTGAATTTGAGACAGTTTATTCTGGAGGTATTGGCAAGATGATAATCAAAGATAATAAACAAGAATTTTTACCATTGGAGGATGCTCCATTTTAAAACCAAATAACATGACAACAAAACAAAGAAAGAAAGTCCAACAGATATGCATAGCATTGGATGCATTGATTTATGTAAAAAAATATTCATGATATGAAAACAGCAGTAGAATGGTTAATAGATACAATTAATAAAATTAATCATGATTATGAAGTAGGTATAATTGACGAGACTCTTTGGTCGATTCAAACATATGACGCTCATAAACAAGCCAAAGAAATGGAGAAAGAGCAGATTGAAAATGCTTATTGGGAGGGTGGACAAGATATACCATTAACAGAAGAAAGATGTAAACAATACTACAACGAAACCTTTAAATCAGAATAAAATGAGAAGTGAAGATATTGAATTTTGTATTGTTTATGGAGCAATTAGTTTTTCAGGATTTTGTATAGCAATTCACTATTGGTATTACCAATTATTTAAAAAAAAAGAAAAAGAAACCTTTAAATCAGAATAGAATGAAAACAGCAGTAGAATGGTTGGTTGATAAATTAATGAAAGGCGAATTTATTAACGATACTGAAAGCCTAATTGAACAAGCCAAAGAAATGGAATTAGATCAACGAAAAAATGATTACCGAGCAGGTTGGAACGATAACAAGCACAAAGATTGGAATTGTGAGTTTTACCTTGAAAAGCATTTAACAAATTTTGAAACCTTTAAATCAGAATAGAATGAACAAAGCTAACAAGGACAAACTCAAATCTCTTGAGATGGAGCAGTTAAGATCAAAATATCCATCAATGAGACCAGAACTCATTCCTCTGACTGATTGGAAGGATACCTCAGCCAATGGATTGACTAAGTGCATTATCTTCTGGATCAATGCTCTTGGCGGTCAAGCTGAAAGGATATCAAATCAAGGTCAATACAGAGCTGGAAAAAAGATTCCAATGATGGACTCTTTCAAACAGCTACCAGGCAAATGGACCCCAGGACAAGGGACAAAAGGAACAGCTGACATCTCAGCAACCATAAGAGGCAGATCAGTCAAGATTGAGGTGAAGTATGGAAAGGATAGGCAATCAGATCATCAGAAAGCTTATCAAGAAGCTATTGAGAAAGCTGGAGGTACTTATATCATTGCAAAAACTTTTGATGATTTTGTATTGTGGTATGAAAAATTTACATTACATTTGTAAAAATATAAATTAATAGATATGCAAAACGATGAATTAAGTCATGTAGGTATATACATGAAGCTCCACAGAGCAAAGATGCACATTGGAAAGGTAGTTAAGAACGCTACGAATCCACATTTCAAAAAGTCATATGCTGATATCAATGCATTGCTTGAGACAGTTGAGCCAATACTCCATGAGAATGGATTGCTATTGCTCCAGCCAATCAAGGATAATGTGTTAATAACTCAGATAATTGACATTGATTCTGGTCAATCAGTTGAAAGTTGGTTGACATTACCAGATATCCAGGATCCCCAAAAGATCATCTCAGCCACAACCTACTATCGAAGAGCAACATTGCAAGCTCTCTTATCATTGCAAGCGGTGGATGATGATGGTAACTCAGTGACAGCAACAGTCAAGGCACCAAAGCCATCGGTAACTGATGAGCAGTTTAAGATAGCTCTTGACAAAATCAAAGCTGGAAAGTATACCATTGAGAAGTTCAAAGAGAATTATTCACTAACAAAAGAGCAGGAGGAGCAGTTATGAAATGGCACCCATCAACATTAGGAAAGCTCATGACGGCTCCAAAGTTAAAGTCAGAGGTATTGTCTGAGACGGCAAAGTCTGAGATTCGGAAGATAGCAAAGGAGCAATTCTTTGGATACTCATCAACCATAGTCACAAAGCCAATGATGAAAGGCAAGGACTGGGAAGAGGAATCAATTGCTCTTGTTAATGATGTGAGAGGCACATTGTATGTCAAGAATGCAGAAAGATTTGAGAATGAATTCTTAACTGGAGAGCCAGATATTATTGAAGATGACATGATCATTGATATCAAGACATCATGGTCACTTGAGACTTGGCCGGCAACTCCAGATGAAGGAGTGAATAAAGATTACATGTGGCAACTATTTGCATATTGTTGGCTCCTTGGAAAGTGGCAAGCTGAGTTGATCTATTGCATGATTGACACAGATGATGTGTTGCTTGGAGATTGGGACAATAAATCCATTCACAAAGTATCTCATATTGAGCCATCAAAGAGAATCACAGTCTTAAGATATGCAATGCTTGATGAGTACATTGATCAAATGAGAGAGAAGCTCACAGCTTGCAATGAATATTACAGTCAGTATATTAATCAGTTAAATAATAAATAGATATGAAAAAATCAGAAGTAAAATGGCAACATATTAGAATGCTTTTACGTGCCATTACAAATGAAAATGGAATTGTTGTAAAAGATGGTAGAGATATTGCTCAAGCAATGGAGTTGCCTAATTATTCAAAATTATCTTATATCATAAAAGTAAAAGATAAAATATTCAATGGAAATTCAGATCCTCATATAAATGAAATATCAAAAAAAATCTATCAAAAATATATAACTTTTGATTTTCAAAAAGCGAGAAGTAAAAGAAAATTTGTTGATAAACTATGTGATGAAATCAGAAAAAAAGATCATGAGATGATTCAACAAAAAATTGAATTTAAAGAGCCTCATCCAATAAATAATATACTTGGAATAAGTGCTGAGAATACAATTCAAAATGTTAATCAAAGTCAGTTATATGATTTAAATATTAGAGTTAAAAAATTAGAGAAAAATTATTCTGATTTAGAAAAACTTATGTCAAGAAAAATACAAGCGGTTGAAAGATTTTTTAGAGAATGGGGAATAAATCAAACAGTAATAAATTAAACAATAAATAAAATGGAGTACAAAGCAAAAGGAAAGGTCATCCTTATAGGACCAGAGCAAGTGAAATCAGAGAAGTTCACAATGAAAGAGTTTGTCATTCAGACTCAAGATGAGAAGTATTCTCAGACAATCAACTTTCAAATCTCAAATAAAAACATGGATCAGCTCAATGGCATCAACATTGGTGAAGAGGTTGAGGTATCATTTGACATCAGAGGAAATGAATATCAAGGAAAGTATTACAACAAGCTGAATGCTTTCAAAGTTGAATCAACAATCTTTTAATCATGTTAAAAATATTAGTTTGGTTATTTACTCTGTCCCTCTTTTTTGGAGGGATAGGGTTATTTTACTATGCCATTTATTATTTCTTTGGCACAATTGGATTAGTTATATTCATAATCATATCAGCATTATGGCTGATTGCAATAAGATCAAGCAATGGTAAGTATTAACATATATTTCAAAGATACTGATATCAACATCAAGAAATGGATGATTAACGAAACAACATCCAGGATATCGAATAGATACAAACAGATTCACATTGCAGAGGATATCGGAGTCAACACAACTCAGTTGTGGAGATTCATGAATGATAAGAAGGTCTCAGAGGATTTTTACATCAAATGGTTTAAGTGGTATTATAAAAATCAATAACTTAGCATGTGGAATTTTGGAAACATGAGGCATATATCATTGCAGAGAAAGTCACTGGAGGCAATCCAATATACAGAGACCTGGTCAGTCATGTCTATCTGTTGGTGTATGAACTCGACATCACAGCCAATGATCTGCCAAGAGTATTTGCCAGGTATTCATACAACCAATATAACTGGAGAGACTCAACATTCAATAAGCAATATCGGCTCAATGATCCATTACCAGAACTCTACGATAAAGAGACAGATCAAGAATACCATGAGACAGAGATGCAGAAATTACTTGATTCGTATATGGACCAAAGTCCAACAGATGATCAAGAGCTATTTACAAAAGAAATCACAAGGATGCATTTGATGGGGATGACATATAGAGAGATCAGAAATGAGACTGGAATATCCCTGGATACAATCCACTTAGCAATTAAACAATTTAAAAATGATTTACATATTACTTATCACAATTCCAATAGGGATTGCCAGAGCTCTTATGAGTTTCAATCTCCCGGATTACAAACCATTTAACTGCCAGAGCTGTCTATCTTTTTGGATAGCTTTTGCTGGTTGCTGTGTTGTTGATTATAATCTTATTGGAATGGCATTCATAACTTATTTACTATCCGATTTAATTTTGATTTATGAAAGTAAGTGAAGAGCTGCAACAACAAGCTGAGAGATTCTCAAAGACAAGATCCTTTGCTTTGACATCAGAAACAAAGAAAGAACTATTGACATGGTTTAAAGAATCTGGTTATGGCAAACTGAACATTGGTTGCTCAACTTGTGTTCGCAATGCTATGGGTAAACTCGTCCAATCAATTAGTCAAGGAGAGCATATCATGCCTCGCATTCATTTCATAGGTACAAAGCAATGATAATCACAGCACCAATACCAGTTATGGGCAGATTTCCTCTTGTGAGATTAACAGTCTCAAGGCTTAAGTCTCAAGGAGTCATTCCAATTATGATGGGCCATGAGAAAGAGGCAGAGGATATTGCAAAACAATTGAATGTTGAATTCATTCACATTGATAATGATCCGCTTGGCAATAAATGGAATGCTGGCTTCGCTGCCTCAAAGAATTATAAGGCTGATGCAGTGATGTTCATGGGATCATCTGACTGGTGCAGTGATGACTATATTGATTCAATCAAGTTACACATTCAAGACTTTGGAATGCTTGGAATGTTAGGCTGTCATTTCGCTGATGTCAGCAATACGATAAGACTTGTGCATTGGAAAGGATATGGTCCAGGACAGAGACATCATGAGCCAATTGGAATTGGTAGAGTGCTCAGAGCTGATTTCCTTGATAGCATAGCATGGAGACCATTTGATCCAAGACTCAATGCTGGTCTTGACTGGTCCATGTGGCTCAAAACAATCAGAGCAAAACAAGAGATTGGAATCCTTCCGGATGATAAACAGATCAAGCTGTTGTCAATCTCAACAAACAAATGGATTAACAAGCACAAATTCACAGATCATTGGACTGGAGCTCTCAAGTCAGAGAGATGTGATGTGGCATTACTTGAGAATGGATTTAACGAATTAAAAACTTTATTATGAGTGCAGAAGAGAAAGCAAAAGATCTTGTCAGTAAAATGTATATTGAATATAAACCATCAGAGGATGATGCAAGTGGAGTATATGTTTTTTACATGAATCTTGAAATAGCTAAAAGATGTGCATTGATATGTGTTGATGAGATGCTTGATATTAGAAATGGTTTATATATCAATGAAGGTAGCTTAGCACATCAATGGCTATTGGATGTCAGACAAGAGATTGAGAAACTATGAATCAATCCCACATATCAGAATCTTTGGCTGGTCTCGATCAAGGTCTCATTGAGAAGTATCAACTCACAGAATATATCTCTCCAATAATGCCAACAATATTCATGGGAATGTATAGAGAGGAAGATTTTGCTCTTCTATCTGGTCACATTGGAGATGGCACAATTGTTTGGTTTGGATCAGATGCAAAAGACCTTGCAGAAGATTGGATTGAGATGGTGAATAAATTTGTTAACATAGCAGTGAGTCATCAAGTGCTTGACACATTAGAGTCAAAAGGAGTGGATGCAATATACTATCCATTCAATGCTGTCATTCCAGATAGATGGCAACAAGTGCCGAATGGCAACAAAATATTCTGGTATTCAGGGAATTCTCCAGAATACTATGGTCAAGATCTAATCAATGAAATCAAAGAACGTATTGACATTCCAATTATAAGAGCTGGTCATGATACATTCTCAAGAGATCAGCTGGTTGATGTTTACTCTCAATGTTTCATCAATCTTAGATTAACTCCTCATGATGGATGTCCAAACACAAACATTGAGATGGGACTCATGGGAAGGCGATCCATTTACAACGGTGATCTGCCAGCATCAATTCCTTGGCAATCAGTCAATGATATCTGTCAAAACATAATGAAAGAATATCAATGCCGTCACTTAGATAATACTTTTATATCAAAAATTTATCATACATTTGTTAATTATGAAAGAATGTCCACGCTGTTTATTTGATGAGTCCATTGCCTCAATTGGTCAAGAGCAATGTGAGTATTGTGATCTCCATGATGAACTGGAGCTGCAAGCCAATCCTCATGAACTCAAGCATCTGATTAAAGAGATTAGATCCAAAGGTCAAGATAAGAGATATGATTGTATCATGGGAATCTCTGGAGGTATTGACTCCTCAACACTGTTATTCACTGCAGTGAGATACTGGGATCTAAAACCATTGGTGATTCACTTTGACAACAATTGGAATGCTCCAGAGGCAATGCACAACATGAGAGCTCTGGTTGAAAAGCTCGGAGTTGATTGTATCACATACAATGTCAACAAAGCTGAATACGACAGACTCAATGATGCTTTCCTTTGGGCTGGTATTCCAGATGCTGATATTCCAAATGATATTGCAATGACAAAGCTGATGTATGATACTGCATTCAAGTACAATATCAAGTACATCCTCAATGGTCATGATTTTAGAACAGAAGGATCAACTCCAAAAGGTTGGACTTATATGGATGCCAAATACATTGAATCAGTTTATAACAAATACACTGGACTCAAGCTCCATAACTATCCTGTATTCACTTTCAAGGACCAATTATTCTATGCCTTGATAGGTATCAAGAATGTGAGACCATTTCATTATGGATTTGATAGAGAATCAATGGAGGCTGAGATGAAGAGACTAATCAACTGGCAAGATTATGGTGGCAAACATTGTGAGAATGTTTACACTGAGTTCGTTGGCTCATTCCTTCTGCCAGAGAAGTTCGGCATTGATAAACGCATTGTTTATCTCGCTGCTCAAGTCAGATCTGGAAAGATATCAAAGGAAGAGGCAAAGCAACAGCTTAGCAATAAATCAGAGTTTGATTTCACAAAACTTGGAGCATCCGCTGAGAGAATGCTCAGATTGGTTAATCTACACAAAAGAGATCGAGGATTCTTTGATAAATATGACTTTAAAAAATACAAGCATCTAATCTGGATCCTTGCAAAGCTTAAAGTTGTACCATATACTTTCTATGTTAAATATTGTAAATAACGAACAAGAAAATATATTAATAAAACTATCTAATATATAGACATATTGGATAGGATAAATTATGTCTTATTATGGCGTATACTCCAGAACAAGTTGATAGATTAGAGGAATTAGCTTGGATATATGTCCAAGAATGTCTAAGTCACACAAAGCCAACGATATCTCCAAAGGGTGAAGTTGTTAATATGCCAGATAGACACATTCCTACAATTGACTATTTTCTTAATATCTGGATTCCTTTGAGAGAGAAGATGGATCTTATAAATAGAAGGACTTGGTACAGATGGTTGAGAGAGGAAGGAATCAAAAGTCACACTATTAAAAACATCGAGGGGGAGTTCGTAGCTCTTGGCAAGGACATTGTTGCCAATGAAGGCAAAGGAATATTCTATGCCAAGAATAAATTTGGGATGCATGATCGTCAACAAGTTGAGACCAGGAATGTAGAGAAGTTTGATTTTGAATGAGTACAATCAAAGGCTACAAGCCTCATGAGAATCAGAGGTCCATTCATGATGCCATCAACCATGGTCATGAGAAATACTATGCTCTCAATATAGGTAGGCAGTTCGGCAAGACAATGCTCGGAATAAACCAATTACTTTGGTGGGCAATCAATGACAAAGGCTGTAAGATTGCTTGGGTTACTCCAGTATATAAGCAAGGCAAGAAAGTATTCTCTGAAATGGAGAGGGCAACCACAGCGAGTGGATTGTTTACTTTCAATAGATCAGACTTGATGATCTCTGGTTTTGGCTCAACCATTGAATTTTTCTCTGGAGAGAGACCAGACAATATCCGAGGCAATACGTTTGATTACATGGTTGTTGATGAGATGGCATTCACCAGACCAGAGCTTTGGGATGAGGTCTTGAGTGCAACAGTCTTGGTCAAAGGAAAGAAGGTCATATTCATCTCAACTCCAAAAGGGAGGAATCATTTCCATAAGCTTTGCATGCAACCAAACTATGATGAGAGATATGCGTACTTTCATTTCACATCCTATGACAATCCTATGATTGATCCAAGGGAGTTGGATGAGAGAAAGCGATCCCTACCAGATTATGTGTTCAGGCAAGAGTACTTGGCTGAGTTCATTGACAATGCCAGTGGTATATTCAGAAATGTATCTGATTGCATTGGTACTGGAGCCAAGACATCAAAGATGTATGCTGGTCTTGATATTGGCAGAGCTGATGACTACACTGTACTCACAATCATCAACCAGGATGGACAGATGTTTGCTGCTCACAGATGGCGGCATGATGAGTGGAGCAAGATTATTGAGAAGGTGGCAACACTGATCAAGCAATACAATGCAACCACATTGGTGGAGGTAAACAATCAAGGTGATGTATTCTTTGAGATGCTCGCAACCAGATGTAAGAATATGATCCATCCATTTGTCACTACCTCCAAAACAAAGCCAATCATCATTGAGGATTTGGCTGTTGCATTTGAGCAATCAGCAATTTCAATTGTGAATGAACAATGGTTGATTGATGAGCTTGAGAATTTTTCTTATATTTACAATCCGAATACCAGGAACGTGACTTATTCTGCACCAGCTGGCTTGCATGATGATGGTGTCATCTCAACAGCATTGGCTTGGAACTGCAGAAAGGAATACAGCAACAGAGGAAGGTATATGGCTTTAAGAGTATGAAAGAACTTGAGATAAAACTACCGACATCAATAAGTCAATGCACTCCAGATCAGATGGCCAAGTGGCTGATGATGGCAGAGGCAATGAAGGACCAGAAGGATGACATCACTCAGTTTCTAATCTTCCAATGTCAGTTGCTAAGTCTATTTTCTGGAGAGTCAATCAACAGAATCAAGAGAGCTGATGTAAATAGCATTCAAGCTGCATCTGCTCACATGCTCCAGATATTAACATCTTATAATTACCAGGAGCCAAATGAGACCATTGAGATTGAAGGCAAGCAATTCAGATTTGAGAAAAACTTTGGACACGTTTCAACTGGACAGATCATTGACTTAAAACTGATTGAGGATATCAGCCAAGATCCATGTCAAGCTCTTGCCATCATGTATGTTGAGAAAGGGATGGAGTATTGTCAGGAGGATGACAGAGGCAGAGTATTGAATCCAAATGAGGATAGATATAAATTATTCAAGGAGCATTTCCCTGGTGATGAGTTTCTGAATTTCTTTAGTTTTTTTTTGGACTTATCAGAAAAGCGGAGGATGGCTATCTTAGGAATTCAGACAGCGAGGGCGAAGATGGAGATGATGCAGATAGCTCAAGACCAGAAGATTCGGAGTGGTTTAATTGGACAACTATCTTACATAGACTATCCAAAGAGATGGGAATCAGTGTGGACAAAGTTACGCAGCAACCTTATGTAAAGACTTTATTCTGGATGAACTACTTTAAGATAGTGGATGAAAAAGAACATCAACGCATATTAAGTAATGGCAGATCTTGATTTTCTTGATGACTTTGGGATATCAGCCAATGATGCTGAGCAACCGGCAAGCGTATATGATAGATTCTTAATTGAGATATCAAATCAGCTTGCAACAGAGTTTAGAGATTACACAAAGAAAGTTGCCAACAATACTGGAGGATTGGCAGCATCCATCATCCCAGTTCCAACTGGACAGCTGTCATTCAGATTAGAGGCTGATGATTACTATCCATTTGTGGATCAAGGTGTGAATGCTGTTGGGACCAACAACTATGGTAGTCAATTCTCATTCAACTATCCTGGTGTATCTCATAACATGGCAACAGCGATCAGTCAATGGAAAGGACTTGAGATGTCACATGCATATGCTGTTGCATCCAACATCAAGCAACGAGGATTGAAGCCAAAGAGAATCACTGACAATGTCATCACTGATGAGGTGTTGAATAAGATAGCAAATGATTTGGCAGAGATTACTGGATTGATGTTTGAAATTAAATTTGATAAAAATACAGAAACATGGCAATAACCATATATGATGAGCCGCAACTAATTGCATCAGCTGGCAATCCATTGGTGTTCACATTTAGCAGTGATCAGACAGCTCAACCAAATTTCAGTTTTATTGTTGAGGTTTATATTGATGGACAATTGAGATTGACTCAAGAGGTATTCAGGCAATTCAATACTCTTGGCCGTATAGATGTATCTGAGGCTGTGCAGAGTGTGTTGAGCAATCCACCAATCTCAACAGATATTGAGACTCCAGTTGTAATGCCAACAGTATCAATTACAGTATATGAGAAATATGGAACTCCAGCAGCTGTAATTACAGCGTCATCAACAAACAGCTCTGGCATAAGTGCTTTCAATGCAGCTCTTGAATATCCAGAATGGATTGCTTTTGATTATCAAGATTATGACCTTAACTTTACTAATGATGCTTTGTTCTTAACATATTTTCCAAGATCAAAGAGAGCTCTTTGTGGTAATGATGAGAATTTCTATCTTGGATATTATAACAGCCAAGGCACATCACTTGAGATGATTGTTGTATTAAAAGATATTAGTGGATCAACAATTGTTAGTGATTCATATTCTGTTGGAACAGATGAATATAACATTGTTAATGTTGGACCTCAAGTTATTATTGCCAACACAACGGTTACTCAGAATGATTTTGACACATGTTATTACTATGAGATATTTTTAAGGGATATTCCAAGGACAATTAAAACAGAGACATTCAAGATTTACATGGATACTGAATGCAAGAGATATGATACATATAGACTGCATTGGTTGAATAAGTTTGGATCATTTGATTCATTCACATTCAGTCTTGTTTCAACCGAAGCTGCAAATGTTCAAAGCTATGGATATCAGAGAGATCCTGGAGTATGGGATGGCACAAGCTACACATATCCATTGTATGCTGGTCAAGCAATTAACTTTGCCAAAACTAAGACTGAGACTTTGACATTGAACTCTGATTGGATCAACCAGGACATTCAACAATGGCTTGTGAAATCTTTATATGATAGTCCATTGGTATATCTTGAGAGAGAGAATGGAACTGAGTTTGAGCCAGTTAAGGTAACGAATTCAAACTACACATTGAAGCAACGCAGAAGAGATGGTCTGATTCAAGAGACTGTCAACATAGATAGAACATTCACATATAGATCTCAACTGAACTAATGGCTGGAGAGTTATTCATAAATGGGAGGTTGGTTGACATAGATCAAGATGCTCCATTTCCATTGACATTCAACATCAGTGATATCAAGGATCTGAATGCAAGGAAGGGCAACAAGTCAAAGACCATAACATTACCAGGAACAAAGAGCAACACATCTCTGATGTTGAGTGTGTTCACCTTGAGTGCAACTGAAAAGATCAGTGACACAGAATCTGATTTTGTTGACTTTGATCCAAGCATAAAGGCAGAGGCACAATACTACCAGAATGGATTGCTTGAGTTCAATGGTGTTGCTCAGTTGATGAGCTGCAAATTACTTAATGGAATCTGGTCCTTTGATATTACTCTTGTGAGTGACACAATTGACTACATCTCAAGGTTGGCAAAGATCAAGGTTAATGAGCTTGGATTCTCAGAATACAATCACAGCTTGACATTAACAGATCAGCAAGATACTTGGAATGGAATCATCCAATTGAATGGATCTCCATCCAGCAATCAAGACTCACAAGGGTGGACGGGCAGAGGTTATTACTACGGCTTGATTGATTACGGGTTCACACGTCCAGCTCCTTCAACCTTTGGAGTTGAGCACATACCTCCTCAAGTATTCTGTTATGAGATCTTAGAGAAGGCATTCGCATATTGTGGAATAACATGGAGCAGTCAATTCCTTGAGACTCAGTTATTCAAAAAGCTATTGCTTGCATATCCTGGTGGAGATCTTCCAACAATTACTCAGACTCAGGCTGATAATGATAGTTCATTTACAGAAGAGCAAAATAATACTGGCGGATTTATATTCAACACTAATTTTTTAACAACTCAAGAGCAAGGAAATCCATCTGGATATTTGAATACATTCAATCAGAGCTTTGCTGATAATTATGATTGCACAACCATTCAAGATAATCTCAGTCAGATTCAATCAACTGCACCATTGAAATGGATTGCAGCATCTGATGGATTATTCAATATCAACTATTATGGTGATCATGATCTTGATATTACAATATCTGGAAATGGATCTGGTGCATATACAGTGAATGGAGCTTATCAAGTCAGATTTGTTATTTATAAAAATAATATTCCAATATCTCAAGATGTTATTTATAATGGTGCAATCACATCAGCAACAACATCATTGACATTTAGCTTTGATTACTCAAGGCAAATAAACGCATTGATAAATGATGAGATCACATTCAAGCTTGGATTCTTTCTGGACAATACAACGATTCAAAGATTAAACATAACCAATGCAACAACCACAATTCAAGTTGTTAGCAATACAGCAAATCTGGATATTTTAAAACAAGCTCAATCATTGACAGCTGGTAGCACAGTTTATCTGGATGCATTCCTTCCGGATATGACATGCGATCAATTCTTTAAAGGATTGGTAACTGCATTCAACTTGTATGTCAAGCCAAGCAATGCAGATGCAACCATTCTTGAGATTGAGCCATTGTCTGATTTCTACAATGCCAGCGGTGATGCAATTGATTGGAGTGAAAAATTAGATAGAAGCAAAGAGATTAAGATTGAGCCAACCATCAATTTCAGTTCAAAGAATTACAAGTTTAATTTTGAGCAAGAGGATGATTATTGGAACAACAGATATTTTGAAGATATCAAACAGCAATATGGATCATTTATGATTCAGAGTCAAAGTCAATTTGCAATCAATGACACTGAATTTAAGCTGCCATTCTCTCAAAGATTGTTGGCTGCCATTCCAGAGGATTCACCAGGATCATTCACTGACTTGATTGTGCCAAGATCATTCCAGGTTAAGTTCAATGAAGATGGGACCAGTGTGGTTGAAAAGAAAAAAGGCAAGCCATTCATTGTGCAGCTTGGAGGATTAAGAACTGGAGATTGGACTCATAGATCAGAGAATGGATCTCCAAGTGCTGAGCTTTCATATCCTTATGTTGGTCACCTCAACAGCCTTGATTCACCATCATTTGATTTTAATTTTGGTGTTCCTAATTATGTGTTCTGGTCCACAACAACATACACAACCAACAACTTATATCTGTATCATGAGAAGTTCATCAAGGAATTGATATCAAGATTTGGAAAGCAAATCAGCTGCTCAGTTATGTTGAGACCATCGTATATCAACAGCCTTGATTTCAGAAACTTAATTAACATTGATGGAGTTGTATATAGGTTGCTCAAAGTTAGTGATTATCAGAGTGGAAAGAATACCTCAACAGTTGTCGAACTGATTCGCATAATAGAAGGAGAAGGTATCCAGACAACAATTGTGACTCCACCATATGATCCATATACAGATCCAAATGCAAGATTCACAGAAGATAGTCAAACAAGGTTGACAGAAGATGGTCAAATTAGATTCATAAATCCATAAACAATGGGAGTTAAAATATCAGACTTAACAGCGAAGGCAAGCAAGATTGCAAGCACAGATTTGATTGAGATAGCTCAAGTGAGTGGACCATCTTATGTGTCAAGGAAAGTAACTGGATCAGAGATTAATGAGCTGAGTCTTGACACATCTCCACAGCTTGGAGGTAATCTTGATGTAAATGGCAACACAATAACAAGTGCCTCAAATGGTGATGTTGTAATCAGACCAAATGGAACTGGCACTGTTGTGACAGAGGTTAAATTTAACACTCAGACAACGAATTATGTTTTGGATCCAACAGATGCATCAAGACTTGTTGAGATGAACTTAGCTGGAGCCAACACATTGACAATACCAACCAATCTTGTTGTGCCGTTTCCAATAGGAACTCAGATCTTGATTGCTCAATATGGTGCCGGTCAAACAACTGTGACTGCAGCTGGAGGAGTTACATTGAGATCATCTGGAGGCAAGACAAAGATTGCTGCTCAATATGGGTTGGCAACATTGATAAAAAGAGATACTAATGAATGGTATTTAGCTGGAGATATAACAACTTAAAATAAATAAAAAATGGCAATAGCTAACAGCGTGCTAACAGCACAACAAGGGACTTTCATAGTTAATAACACTGTTGAGAAAACAGTTAACCATGATGCAATTTTGGTCTTAGAGGATACAGTATTCAGCTCGATTAAGGTTGCTGGAGTTGATGTTAAATCAACTTATATTGCAGCAACTGCAACAGCAGTGAAAGCTGGTGCAATCATCAGACCATTGAGAGATGCTAAGTTTAGTGGTGTCACATTGACATCTGGATCTGTTTGTTTGGTATTATGATTGGTTACGGCAATAGTATGTTTTTAGCAACACATGGCATCTTAGCCAGATCAGCATCAGGTGGAGGTGTAGACCCCGACGCACAAGCATTCATCACAGCGGCTTCAATAACAGACCCTACTCAACAAAGTGCTATTAATCAATTAGTACTTGATTTAAAAGGTTATTCAATTTGGACTAAGTTCAAAGCAATCT